AACCTGGCATCCAGGTCTTTATTCATTTTGGATTTAATAAACGAATTTTTAACTTCTGCCATTTAATTTAGTATTTTATCCATTTAGATTTACCTCTCATTATTTGAACAAATTCATTAGATTTAATGTTTGATAATCTTATTTTTGCATTTCTTAATTTAGCACTTTTTTCTTTTTTTAATCTTTGTATTATATACTCAGGTTGATTTATTCTGCTAGCCAATATAGCATGCATAACATATGAGTACACGGCTTCTTCTGCTAATTTAGGTATCTGCATCTCTTCATCATAACTAAGACCATCAGATACATATTCTAATATTATTAATTTATCTTTTAAATCACTAGAAAAAGACATTTTTCCTTCTCTATCATTTATAGTAAACCAACCATTTACTTGAGCAAGCTCAGGTTGCATACCAAACCGTTGACCATAACCCATAAGATTACTTCCATACATAGCCCAAAGACCATCAGCTATTAATCTACCTGTTATTTCATCTCTTATAGCTTGAACTGTTGCTGGGTTTTGAGATATCCACCGCTCTTCAGTTAAAGAAGTACCGGTTATATCTGCACCGTTATTATCTTGTGTTGGTATTCCTTCTGAGTCTTGTATAGGTTTTGAATAAGGATTTGAGGTAAGTGTAGTTGGGTATATTATATGTTTAACACCTACATCATCTATCCAAGAAACGTTAACATAGTTAACATAATCTTGTGGTAAAGGAACACTAAGGTTATGAGGTATAGTTAATTCTTGAGAATGAATACTTCTTAAAGTATCATAACTAAATTCTTGTAATGCTCTTTTAGTATGAAATATAACATCTGTTTTTTTAACACTTGATATTAATTTACCAGCACCAACATATGCTACCATAAAATTATTAACAACTTCTTGTACTTGAATATATTGATAACTACCATAATTATCTTGTACAACTTTACCTAAAGCATCTTTATTACCAAAATTACCTCCATTTTCAGTTAATAATTGTATAACTATATAAGTACCAGTAGCTTGTGCAGGTAAAATAAATACGTTATTTATAACGCTAGTTATTATAGTATATTCTGTAAAAGTTCCATTGCCACCAGTTGTACTTCTGTATAGTCTAAAGTTGTTATTATTATATGACTTAGCTGTAGGATCTCCACTTCCAAAAGTTATATCTGTATTAAAATTTGCCGTAAATGTTGTTTGATTGTTTGTAGCAATAAATACCTGTGTACCTGCGTAATACTGGGCACTTGTTTCTGTTATTAATCCCCCATTAGGTGTTGCCATAATTTATTAACTTTTTTGATTTATTTCTTCTGTCTCTACTTGTTGAGCTGCAGCTTGAACTATATTTGGATCTCTTATAACAATACCTGCATATATTAATATTTTTAATATTAATTCTGTTTGCTCACAACTATGTAGATCAAATTGAGTAGATCCTGTTGTTGTTGTACTAGGATTATAAACAGCTTCGTTATAAGTATATTGGCCTAAGGTACCTACACTAAATCCCCACCTAGGATCTATAGGTCTTCTTATATAATCTACTTGTATATCTCCAGCACTAACTATGCTAATTGGTTTAACATAAAGATAATTATTTTCATATAAATATACTGGATAAGTAGTTGTTGGTTTAGTTAATAAAGATTTATTTATATGATAAAAATCACTTCTATCAACTCTTTGAAGCTCTGTTGTGTTTTTGTAAACTACACTACCTATTCTATATACTGTTGAGTCTGTATTTGCGTAAGAATCTGTTGTAGGTAATGTCCAATAATTAAGATTACCATTGGTTGTATATATTGCATTACCAAAAGTTTTGAATATAGAAATTCTATCATCAATGCTAACAACTCTATCGGCATAATCTGTATTCGTTTGAGGTATTCTTATTTGTTGATTTAAATCTTCAAAGTATTTTTCAAAAATCTCTAATTGCACTTGTGTACCAATACTATTAAACTCAGTTGGTGTCATATACCCCCTTTGTTCCTTGTTTAATATAAGTAAAACAGTTTGATATACAGTATTTACATTTATAGCCATTTTTTATTTTTATTATAATAAAGGAGGCGCGAAGCCTCCCTTATTAGTATTACATGTTAAGAAAGTTTTTTCTCTATAGATTTAAATATTTCTAAACCTTCATCTGTTTTAAAGAACTGCGCCATAGCAGAATATGGATGTTCGTCAAAAGGTACAGTCATTAGTTTTTTACCGTTAGACGTCCATTTAAATGTTCTTTGATCATCTGCTAAAGTTATTATTTTAGCTTCAATTGCTTTTATAGCAAAGTTTCTTAATTGAACATTATCATCTTTAGCTAAACTTAAGAAGTTTCTTGGTTCTTGTTTAGCAAACACAAGTAAATCTCTTTTGATCTCTTTAGAACTCATCTCTGATACCTTAGATCCCATTTCTACTCTAAGAATTGCTTCAGCTTGATCTATATCAATTGCTCTAGCTGCGTTTAAAGCGTCTATTTCTATTTCTAATTCAAATAAATCATCTTTAGCGTCTTCAACAACATTTAATTCTGTGTATTTTATGTTTTTTAAAGGATGATATAAAGATAATATTTTTTGTAATGGTTGATTTTTTTTAGAAACATTTAAAGTTCCATCTCTAAAAACAATATGACCTAATGTGGCTTCACCTTTTTGCTCATCTTTAAAAGGAGAGTTTTGATTAGTTGCATATCTAATTTCTCTTTGTTCATTAGTTTTTTCATCAAACCACAATAAGGCATGACGAGTAGTATGTCTTCCTGGTATTTTGTAAGTTAAAGGATCATTATTCCCTTTAACATAATATGTTCTATCTTTTATTTCCCAACCATCTTGTTGGGTTATTGTTTTTGTTTTCATGATATAATATAATTAAATAATTAAAAAAATAAAGTAAGAGTGCCCGAAGGCACCCTTATCTTTACACTAATATTAAACTCCTTGGAATAAAACAAAGTTGTTAGCAGCTTGTACAACCAAACATCTTTCAGATAGGAAGTTAACTTCCATAGCATCAAGGTTTGAAGATACAGCACCACCAGCAGAACCAGTTAACCAAGACTTCATACGTCTGTCTTCTGTTTGAGAAGCTCTATATCTAACGTGTAAGAATGGTCGTCTGATGTTTGTTCCTAGAATTTGGTCATAAACTGATGAAGTTCCAGCCGGAACTAAAACACCTTCTATTGAAGATACACCTACTTGAGCACCACGTGTAGATGCGTCATTTAAGTATTTCCAATCAGTTTTATAAAAATCATAAGAACCTCTACGGAAACCACTAAATCCTAGATTTAATGCCATTTCTTCAGAGTTTTCAAATAATCCATAAGCAGTACCTCCCTGTGCTCCGTAAGAAACATTTGAAAGCATGTTGTCAAATTCTAATGAAGTAGATCTATTTAAGAAAAGCATATTTTCTTCAATAGCTCCTTGAGTATCTAGATTCTTAAGGATTTCATCAAAATCATCTAAACCAGCAGCGCCAGCAAATCCTATTTCAACATTACCTCTTTGTTGGATAGCAGCAAACATACCTTGTGTACCTTTGAAACCAGCTGCATTTGCAGATCCAGCACCAAGAGCAGGGGCTAATTCACCTTCAACACATACCATTTCTAAGTAATCTTCAAAACGTAATCTTGTTTCAGATTCAGCTTTTAAGTACCATAAATAACCTGTTGTTCCATCTTCTGTAGCAACTTCAACCCAACCAATTTGAGCCATATCTGATCCGTTTATTGTGTAAACGTTTCTGATAATAACTGGTGAGTTAGCAAATTGAGTAAAAGAAGGTGTAACTGTTATTTGTGGTTGTAAAGCAGTGGCATTAGCTAAAGCTCCAGCACCTGCATTAGAAGTAGCAGCACCTTTAACAAATTCTGAACCGTAAACAAATATTTTTACTGTAGCACCTAAACCACCTGTTGTTTGAGCAGTATAAGGAGCGACTGTTAAAATACAGTTACCACCAGCACCCGCAACACCATTAGTAGCTGTTACAATAGCTTTTATCTCATTACCAGCATTATCCATTGCAACTACTGTTTGACCAGGTCCTATAACACATTGCTGTGGAAGTGGAGCTGCACCTACAGCGATAGTAAAAGTAGATACACCAGCATTAACCGCGTTACCTACATTAGTGTAAGCTATGTGTAATCTGTTTTGTTCTGACCAAATTACTTGATCTGAAGTCATTGGCATTTCTGCCCCTACCATACGTAAGAATCCTGATAACGTTCTGTTTCCATAACGCTCAACTTCTTGTTCGTATACTTCTGGTAAGTATTGTTGTATAAAGTCATTTGCACCCCCATTAAATGCGAGGTATGCATTTGGTAAGAGTTGCTGCGTAGGTGCAGGAACTATCGAACCAAACTGTGGTATTAAAGCCATAATTTATTGTTTTTTAATTAAATGTTTTTTTCTTTATTTTTAATGATGTAGAATCTTGGCCACTAATTGCTTTTACTTTAAATCCGTTAACAAAAACTTCACCTGATGCTGTTTTTCTAGCTTCAGTACTTATGTTTTTGGATTTTGCTATAGTATCTTTAATCGCATCGGTTTTACCTTGTTCATAAAAATGCTGAGCAATAGTATCAGCGTTCCTAGCCGCATACATAGCTTTATGATAGCCTTTAGTATCTATAACATCACCTTTTTTATTTAAGAACGTCTTAACTATTTTAGTAATATCTGACTGTTGTTCGGCTACTTGTGCAGGATCTTTTACTCCATACCTAAATTTTTTATCTCCTAATTTAAAATCAAAACCTTTGAAATCATCATTTAATAGATCTTTGGTACTTTGTTTAAAGTTCTCATGCTTTGCTGCATTTGCTTTTTCATCTTCGTTGTATCGGTTGAAAAAGTCAGTAGCTTTTTTTTGCTCTTGGGTTACGCCTGGCCTCAACTTGATTTCATCGTAATATTTACCCTTAAGATCTTCTAAAAAACCTTTGGCTTTTGCAACTTCTTCTTTATAAGCAAGTTTTTTCTTTCGTACTTCTCTTGCTTCTTCTAATTCCTCATCAAATGAAAAAGAATCTTCAATAATAAAGTTTCTTTCATCATGGTCTAGGTGAGGTCTAGCTTTTTTGTAATATTCATGTAATAATGTTTTATCATTAACATTGCTGTAGTCAGCATTTAAACGGGTGTAATCTTCAATAGTTCCACCTGTTTCTTCCATGAAATCGATTAATTTTTCTATATTGTCAGGTAGTTTTTGTGTTTCAACTTCCTTTGATATTTCTTTTTGTTCTGATGCGGTTGTGGTAGTTTCATCGCTTCCTGCCACTCTATTCTTGTCAATATTATCTTCTTCATCATCTATTAATTGTAAAGGAGATTCTACTTCTTGCTTTTCAGCAACATTTTCATCGGACTCGATCCGTACTTTGTGGTCCACTTCCGCGCTAACTTCGGTAGGTTTGACCACATCCACTTTCTTTGTTTCTCCGACTTGAATGGCATCTTCTTTTTGTTTTATAAGTTGTTCATTTTTATTAACAGCACTTAAGTCTAGTTTTGTTATTTTAGGTTCTGATAAATCACCTAAGTTTTTCATTTTTTTTGCAGACTTTACTTTAAACGTACCTTCTTGTTGTTCTGTAGTGTTTTCTTTTATTTTCACTTCAGGCTCTTTTACTTCTATTTTTTTTGTTGACATAATATGATAATATAAAATTAATAATAAACTATTAAGAACTAAATTGCTCTAAACCAGATTCATTAAGTGGTCCACTGCCAGATTCAAAATCAGTAGGTAGTAAATCACTTTGTCTTTGCTCAATCATTTTACTTTGTTGAGTAGCTTGAATTTGTGTTCTTTTATCTTTTCGATCTTCTATTTCAGCTTCTCTACCTGTTTGACGTTGAGCTTCCATTTTAGCAAGTTGTAAATTGTATTGAAATTCTTCAGCTAATATTTGTTTTTTAATTTCAGCTTCTTGCTCCATCCTTTGTATTTCAAATTGAGATTTCGCTTGTTCAATTTGTATTTCTGTTTGAGCTAATGCTTGGTTTTTTTGAACCTCAGATAAAGCAGCTTTTTCAGCAGATTCAGCATTGGCCTGTGCTTGAGCTTGTATGTTTTCTAATTGTTCAGCTCTTGCTTTTTCTTGTTTTTGTTTTTGTTTAGACTTAAGTAATTGATTAGCTAATTTTAAATTACTTATCTCTCTTATATCTATTGCATCTTCTAATCCAATATTACCTGATTGAAGAGCTATTTGTATACTTTTTTCTAATTGTGCTTTTTCTTCTTCATCAGGCTCTAACTCTAAAAATATACCAAAATCATGCATGTGTAAAGATTCTAATTCAGCAAGTGCTCCTACATTAAATGTATTTATACTTTTCATTAGAGAGTCTTTAGTTAAAGGATATCTTAACATATCAGCCGCTCTTAAACTTATGTTTTCACAAACTCTAACAGTCATATACATTAAAGATTGAAGTATATGTCTAGTAGCAGTATTAGAACTAGCTGCCGCTAATTTTTGTAAACCAACTAAAGCATTTTTATCTGGAGTACTTCCATCTCTAGCTTCATTTAATCCTGTTACGTCTCTTATCATTTGTAAATAATACTGATAAGTTTGTATCATTGCTTGTATTTTAGATATACCTGAAGAGCTTTGTAATTCTTGAACAGGTATTTTACCTCTATTTGCATCACCATCCTGTGTTAAAGATCTACCTACTATACTACCTGTTTGAAAATACATGTTAAGTGCTTCTTGAGGATTATAGTTTGTGCCATTGCCAAGATCTACTTCAGCTAAGCCATCTACGTCTAAGTAAACTCCATCAGGAACTATTCGAGCTAATACTTGTTGTAATTTTAAGTGTGTTATTTGAATCATATCAGCAAAACTAACAGTCTTACTTACTATGGATTCTATTCTTCCTTGATACATTCTAGGAGAAGTTATTATATAATTCATGTTAACTTTAGTAGTATCGGCTTGAGGTCTAGTCATATTTTCTGACAATTCCCATTTTAACATATTATCTCCTAAACCTAAAACTTTAGCACCAGTATATAAAACTTCTATGGACCTAGAAACTCTTTCAAAATTATCGCTAGGTGGAGGATTAAAAGTATCAGGTTTTTCTAATATTTTTTCTAAACCTTGTTCTGTTCTTTTTATTTTAAAAACTTGATCGTGATAAGTTTTATATTCAAAAAACAAAACTTGAACTAAATCTTGTTGATTTTGTCCCCACCAAGTATTAGTATAAGAATTTCTACCTGGATATTTTTGTATATTTTCTAATTCTTTATCAGTTATGTCGGGAAATTGTCTTTTTAATTCTGACAAAGACATATTTTTAACTTCACCTACATAATATATATCTTCAAAATTAGGATCATCTGTGTAAGACCAAACTAAATGTGCTGGATTAACATACTCTACTGTTATTCCTTCCGATAAATTAAAGTTTGTTTTAACCGCACTTATACCTAACACCGTTAAATCATAAGCAAGTTGTTTTTTAGTTTCATCAAACTTATTATAATTTAAAACATTATTTATTATTTCTTCTTCTGCTATTTCAATACTTTGTTTATAACTAAGTTGCATAAAAAGATCTAACTCTTCTGGGTCATCTGGTAATATATCAGGATTAGCTGATGCATAAAAACTTCTTCCTGTTAATTGTGTTAATTCTGCTATTGTTTCTTTTTCTTTAATATCTCTTAAAGCATTAGTAGCATAATCTGTTCTTATTTTTATACCATAAGGATCACTTGCAAAAGATTTTATTTCATATCCTTTTTCAGTCATACCATTAACAACTATATCTACAAACTTAGATAATACAGGGACAGGTGTCCAGTCTAAATTAAGATAAGATAAATCACCGTTTATAGCTAATTCATCTTTATATTTTTGTACAGGCTGTTCACCTCTTGCATATAATCTTAATCTATTAAAGTTTTGAAAATTATTAATAAATCTATTTTGACCGCTACTGTTTCTAAACCATTCATGCTCAATAGCTTGAGCAACGGCTAAACCATATTCCCAAGAACTTTTCTCTTCTTCAGGTACCACCTGATCTGGAAAACTGCTGTTGTAGTTAATGTTAATCATTTATTTTGATTATTTTTGAATTTACTCCTTCATTATTATATTTTTTCAAACCTAAAGGAACAGATGTTATTGTCTTTTTTGCGTTAGGTGCATATCTATTTTTATTACAAGCCATTATTGCTAAACCTGAACTAATTGATGCATCGTGCTTTGTTCTATTATTAATATTAAACCTAGCCCAATCATCAAGTGTTTGTTGAAAATACATATCTCCATAACCATCTTCAAGTAATCCAACAAAATTTTCTATATAATCTTCTATTGCTGCGGCGTGTGCTTGCTTTATATCTTCACTTGAATTAGGTATACCACCTATTTCTCTTTCAGTAATAGATAATTTGTTATAGATTTTGTCAGGTCTATTCATAGAATATCCCCTGTATCCTCTTCTTTTTAAGTAATATAATAATCTTGGTTTGTTATTTTCTGCTAATATTGGCATTCCATAAAACACCAAAGCCATTAACACATCTTCAAAAAATATTTCAGCTGTTTGTGGTCTTGCTATATATTCTAAAAAAAAACTATTAATAGGAACGTCTTCCATTGAAAACTTAGTTAGACCGTGTAAAGAACCTTTTGATCCTCTACCATCTACTGTTCCGGAAATATCGTAAGAGTCACAACCAAAAGCACCAGTGTGATCATTACCTGGATATCTAATCCCATTTTTAATTAAATATTTATTTTGTAATTGAATTGGTGGAATCCATGATATCATAAATCTACCATTTTTATTAGGAAAAAAAACTACTCTAGTGTCTTTAACACCATTTTCCCATTGAAAACTACCTTGTGTAACTATATTTGTATTTCTTAGATCTTCGTTATAATCTATCTGTTCGTATATTTTAGTTAGATTAAATAAAGATTGTTTTGCTTCATCTCTAAAAGCGTGTTTTTCAGTTCTTGGAAATTGTCTATAGAATTCATTTAAACTGTCTTGGTCTTCTTTTAATCCATCAACTTCGTTTTCCCAATGCGAGATAACTCCGATCTGAATCTTGGATCCATCAATGCCTTTGACGGGTTTTTTCGGAGTGTCGAATACAGGAAATCCATAAGCGTCGATGTATCCTTCGTAATTCCATTCCATAGGTATGAACAGACTATATAATCCTGAGTTAGTCTGACCATTGCGGTTTCTTTTTGTAACATCTGATGCATCATATAGCTTTTTAAAATTAGATCCTCCTTTATCAAGTGCATTTGATGTTGAACCCATCATACACCTACCTATTATTCTACTACCTAATCTTAATGTTGTTTTCGTGACCCTCCAGTTGTTGAGGATATTATCCGGCCTTTCCCATTTGCCCGATTCGTCGTGGGCAAGGATCTTAAGTTTCTCACCGTCGTACGAGTTATCACCGGTGTTCTTCCAATCGATCGTCGTGTCGAGCCCGACAAGGTCCTCGGGACGTTCGTTCGAATCAAGTTTACGCCTCGTGAGTTTCGAGGCAGGGATTCTATATGCGAGTTCGGTTTTCGGACGGTCCATACCGTCTTGGATCGGTTTGAAAAAGAAGGGGTAATTAACCGAGATCGGTACCACCTTGTCTGTAAACATCTTCTTTGCATCCGCTCCAGTCTTTGATAATATCCCATATCTGGAATCCGAAGAGATGGTTGCCTGGTGTACAAGTTCTGAAGATGCCATGAATGAAAATCCAGAACGTCTGTTCTTAAGGTAACACAGTCCGTAACATCTGGTATCCAATTTACAAGCCTCCCAGAATATAAAGAATATTCGGTTGGATTCTCGAAAGTCTGGTTGCCCAACATCAATTTTAGTCCACTGCAAGTACATGTAATGAGAACCAGTAATATAATTAGGAGTGCCTTTATTATAGAACCAAAATCCTTCATCACGCTTTTTAAATTCTCCATCAATGTAATCATACCATTTGTCTTTAAAAACGGAAGGATAATTATTCCAATCAAAAACTGTTTTAATTTTAGACAATTCTTTTGGATAAGTATGTGACTCCCAGTATTGTTCATCTTTTTTTCCAGATCTTTTGTATGGTTGCTTTTCTAAAGGAAGAGCAATCTTAAGACCTTGTATTTCATATATTTCACCTATTTGACCAGTCTTACTAATAACAATAACATCGTGTTCCTCGTTATAACCTGTTTTCCACTTATTGTATCTGTTATTTCTTTTAAGTATATTAGGTTTAATATGATCTGATAGTATTTTATATAAAGTTTGTTTATACATTATCTAGATCTTCCTTCTGCAAACCCTTTAAAACTTGCGCCTTTATCATCTTTAGATACTTCTTTCAACATACTTTCTTCTTCTTCTATACGCGTTAGTATTTCAAAAGCATCAAATATTGCTAATTTTTTAGTTGCTGCTGCATTTTTTAATCTATCAGCAGATAGATCATCCTCAGAATCTACTATTTTTTCTTTAGCAACTTTTATTAATTCTTCAACTGCTTTTTGCCCAGCTTGGATTATATTCAGTTTCGTTTCTTTGGTGTTCATATTTAATTGTGATATCATTTGATTGCATACAGTATAAAACTTCATTGTCAATAACAAATTCAAATTCTCTGTTTGGTTTAAAACCAATCAAGTCTCCAGGGTTTATTTCTAGCGCTTCTAAGACGTTATTGCCATATTTTAATATACCAATTTGTTTTTTTAGTTTAGTGGTCTTATTTTTGTTGTTTTCCATAATAGGTTTAACAAAACAAAAATCTATATTTGTTTTCCAGGATTCTTTGTTTTTATATAAATACAATTGATCAGGTGACGCAAAATACATATCTTCTTTAAAAAACTTAGAACCATTAACAGACTTTCCTTTCATGTTATAATACCTTCTAAATAAATTATGATGTACAACAACCGTGTCTCCTTTTTGTATTTTTGTTTTTAAACCTAATGGAATACTAATAACTTTAGCCATTCTATTAACAAATTTATGATCTGAAATACTAGAGTTTACAATTAACTCTTTTTTATTAACAATTTTTTTATTATTATATTTATCACCTATTGGTTTAATTATAAATTGATAAAGACTGTTCATTAGTATTCTAGATCATATTCTACAGATATTGCCATATTAGAATTAAATTTTTTCCAAGGCAATACTTCGTCTAATTTTTTAATATAAATATTATAAGAAGACTCTTCTTCATCATATAGTATATGAGATATGGTATGACCGCCATACACTTGTTGCGCAATAGCATAGTGCATGGCATCATTTTTATAATCAGATCCTATACTGATTTTTCTTATAATTTTACTACTCACTTTTCTTTTCTATAGGAGTACAAATTCCAGTTTCTAAGTTAATGTTAACTGCACCATATTCTTTTTCTAACTCAGCTTTAAAATCTTCTATTTCTTGTATAGACGCAGCATACTTATGATTTAATGTATGTTTTTGTGTATCTAAAAAACCTATATCTTTTAATAATTGAGTTATTTCTTCTTGTTGTTTTCTTACTTTAGTCAATTGATCTTCTGATAATTGAACCTTAGCCTCTTCAACTTTTGATTCTACTTTTTTCATTTAATTTAATTTAAGTTAATTTATAGTAACTAATAAAGGGCTACTAGTCCTGTTGCTGTAACTACACCATCGGTGTATACTTTTTTAATTTGCATGCCAAGTATTCCAGTTGAAACAGTCATTGTAACAGGGTTATCTGTTAACGACCCAGCTAATTCTACTTTAATTGTTCCTGCAACACCTATAAATAAATCAAAACTATCTGATCCTGATAAATGATCTGCCGTATATATAGATGGGGTTGTTGCCGCTGCACCATCACCACTTTGAGGTATTTGTAATTCAGCAGCTGTAAGTGTTACAGTAACAGAACCTGCTACAGCTGGTGTCTGTGTACCAAAAGCTGAATTTAAACAAGCGGTATCAAATATTATAGTTTGATTTGCTGTACCTATATTAGGTCCTACCCCTGGATTAACAGGTGCGTTTGTTGCAGCACCTAAAAAAACACCATCAGGTCTTGTTTGAACTGGGGTTATAGAATTAACAGTCCCAGTACCATCTGTTGTTAAAGTGTAAGCTACACCAGTAGCTCCATTTTGAACACCAGTGCCTATACCTCTAGTACTTGGTCTTGCTGAACCTAAAAATGTCCCACCACCTGCTCCTATTGACGGATAAGCTACGGCTGTTGAATTTATTGGCAAATTTGCAGAAGTGTTTGCACCACCAGCATATCTAGCACCTGCAATAACACTGTTTGCTAATGTTGCTGCTACTTGTATATTTACTGCGTTTGTTATTTCTTGATAGTTATACATATTTATTTATCTTTTCCTTTTATTTTTTCATAAGTTCTTAAACCTCCTAATCCCAGCATGCCTAGTAACACGGTCATTAAATGATCCATTTGTAAAGCTGGTGGAGTTTCTGTGGTTTTTGTTATCCATATAAATAAGTCTCTTATGACAAAGTTATAAGCTAATGCTACTCCACATATCCAACCAATAAATGGTCTCCATCCGGCAACAAATAATGTACGATGCTGAGCTTCAACTGCATTGATTTTTGTTTGTAATTCTATTAATTTTTCAGGATCTAACTCCTTACCTTTTATTGCTTCTCTTATATCCCAAGCTAAATTTCCAGCAACAGATTTATTTCCATTACCTTTACCTAAAAGACCTAGTAGTAATTTAAACATTAACTATCTTCTTCTTTTTTAAAATTAGTTCCCGTATAACCAGCCGATTTATCTCGTGTGTCTATTATAGACTTATTTCTTCTATTAAACTTGTCTATTGTTTGCTGATTTCGCTTCATAAATTCTTTTTGTTTTCTTTTGCTTCCTCTTACGTTATGCTCATAAGTACCTTCTGGATTTCTAAAACCAACAATTGATGCTCCATTAAAAATAAAACCAACCTTATCTTTACCTTCATAACCTTCTTTACTTCTCTCCACATCTTTGTCTACTCTACTATAAAGCTTGCCTTCGCTTTTTTTAGCTAAATCAACATGTTTTTCTTTAGGAAGATATATTCCACCTGAACCTTCGTTGGCGGATTGGTTTACTATTCCAAGATGTTCACCTGTTGTTGGATCTACTGAATATCTACCATCCTTAGATATAGTTGTTTCTCCCTTTATTTCAGGATGAGAAGCACCGTGAAATTTAGGACCCGAAGATATAAATCTACTCTGTTTCGTATGTTTATTGAACCAATTTTTCATTTTTTTTATTTATTATAAGCAGGTTTCTCCCAAGGTAAATTTTCATCACCTTCATTAAAACTTTTACGAGGATATTTTTTACCTTTAAAAGTAACACTTGTTTCGTCATAATCTAATTCACCATTTTTCATTTGTAATAAATGAACTTTTTCGTGCTTTATTATACTTTCTTTTTGTTTAGGATTGTTTATTTTTTTATTAATTAATATACTTCCATTTTTATCAGCAACACCTAGTACTCCTTCTTCTAAATCCATACTATAAATAGGAGTATTATCTATCTTATATGGTGCACCTTTCATTGTATACGCCATGTTAAAAATTTTATAATAACAACACAGGGATATTTCACCCTGTGCGTTATTTGTTATATATTAAACTACTGTTGCAGAAGTTATATTAAAGCTTGAAAAGTAAATTGGCACTGGTGTAGCAGCTTGATCTCTTCCTAAATTAACTGAAGCTTTAACTCCACCTGGGTTTGCAGTCATTGCTCTCATTACCGCTTTACTTGGATCTCCTATAGATGTAGTAAATGTTGGTATTGTACCTGCTCCAGCTGCTCCTGTTGTAACGTTTTTAATTGTAGATGTTATTACTCTTGCCATTATACCTCCAGCACCAGTTCCTGCACCTGCAGCAGCTGTATCTTGAAATACGCCTGCAGCTTTTAAGAACATAGTTAATACTCCTGTAGCTGCAACATAAGTAACTCCTTCGATTTGATCTACATTTACTAATTGTTCTCCTGCCGTTAGTGGACCCGCTGAATTCACTACGTTTATTGATAAAAAATTTGCCATTGTTTTTGTTTTTATTGTTTAATTATTGATTATTTATTATTGATTATATAGCGTTATTACTTCGCTTTTAGTATTTAAGTGGTTTTTGTATAACTTTTATTTGGTTTTCCTTTGTAAGTAACTTTTACATTTTTAGAATCCGTAGAAGTTGACGTATTTTTATTTGGATTATATGAAACCTTTATACTACCTCCACTACTTTTTTTACTATAATTTACATTTTTTTTAGCGGAAACAGTTACATTTTTTAGTTTTTCCGTCTTAATTTTAGTTTTAACTTTAGGACCTAGTTTTTTAAAATCTCCTTTTGTTTTGGATTGATCTCCTTTTGAAGAACCTGATTTACCTTTGTAACCTTTATCTGTTCCTCCTTTATCCATAGAGTAATCTTTTCTAGTTTTAGATTGATCACCTTTCATAGCTCCATATTTCTTAGGTCCTTTTGATTTTGCTGCTGATTTCATAGATTCTTTAGTATCACCATCATTATCAATGTCTATAAAGTCAGGCTTCATAGCTTTTGGTCCTTCTTCACCATACATCATAGGTCCTTGAGCTTGATCATTTCCAGCTAAAACATTTTCCATATTTTTTGGTCCTTCTTCACCATACATCTTTGATCCATCTGATGCATGAGAAGCAATAGGATTATCTTGAAGTAGATTGTTTTTTTCTTTTTTTATTGATTCAGTTCTTGATCCAATCAGAGAACTAATACCTTTCATTTTAAATGCCATTATTTTTTATATTTTTTAGAGTCATATTTAATATCGCCTGCTAATTTTGAGATGTGTTTTTCATCAGCTGTCATGCTTTCGTCACTGTGACCATGCTTATTGTCATAATCTATGTCTCTTTTTAGATAAGATATATGAGCAGCATCATCGCGCTCTGAATCATGAACATTTGAGGATGTTACTCTTGAATGCCTAGCATTTCCTGAATATTCTCCAAAGTGTCCTTTTTCCATTTTTTGTTGTTTAATTATTGATTATTGATTATTGATTTTTTAACATTTCCATCTTGCTCTTGCGGCTTTACCTCTAGGTCCATTCCAACCTTTTGATCTAGCACAAAAAGACTTACGTCTACCCGCATCTTTACTACCAGCCTTAACTTTACCTGTTACTGCTGTTTTTAATTTACTACCTGGATTCTCTGATTTATATCTTTTAACACCTTTAGCCGTCATACCAGCTCCTTCATTAGTACTTCTAAAGTTTCTATCCTTACCTTTAGTAGTTTTTCTTACTTTTAGAAATGGTGAATTAGACTGTGTATATGCCATAGTTTAAATATTACTTCTTTTCTTTAAGTTTTACCCATTTAAATACTGTATATCCAATAGTTACAAATAAAAGTATTATTTTTAACCATACCTCAATTTCAGTCATAGTTATAGCTAAGGTTATACCATTAATAGCAAACAGTTTCATATCTGTCATATCCATTTTGAATTTATTAACGTCTTCCTTTTACTATAGCAGTAATAGGTAGTTTAACCTGGTATTCAACAGGAGCACATGGGAATTTAGATACTTGCATACCTGTTATACCTGAGCTAGAGCCTACACCATGTGATCTACCATCTTGATTTAAAGGTCCATCCCATATGTGAGATTCACCTACTATACTGTCTTTACCATTTTTACTAGCTATATTATAAGCTTTATCTTGATGCATAATTATTTCTTTTTTGTATGATTATATCCTTTTTTTTTAAGTGCCAAGTGTTGATTCATAGTATCTGCTTGTTTAACAATACCAGTTTTACTATACATTTTGTGTGGTTTAAATTTCTTAGCCATATAATTATATTATTTATTAAAATTTCTCATTGATTTTGCTAAATTTTTTCTTTTTTTTGTTTTAGCTGAATCTCCTGGTTTATTTTTTAATTTAGATAAAGGTATTTTTTCACCATCAGGTATATTTAGTTCTTTACGTAAAGCACCTTTTTTAAGACTTTTAAAATCTATATCACCCTTCATAGGTGGTCCACCTTCTGTCACATCCTCAGTATTAACTTCCTCAGAATTATCTTGTTCTTTATTATCTATTGTTTTATTCTGTTCATTTTCATAACCTTTTGTAAAACTTTCAGCACCAGCATCAACACCCTCCATTGCATTACCTAGTAATGTACCTTCACTTGATGGATTTGAATCATATGATTGCATTGGTTCATTTGAATTTTCAAAAGACTTAGGTGGTCTAATATCTGGAGTATTTTTAGACCTTTGTTGTCTACCTTGATTATCTGGGTCGCTATAATTAGTAGCTTTAAGTGGGCTTTTCATCATCATACCTTGAGAGAAATTAGGATTTTTTTTATTCACAGCTTCTCCTTGTATTCCACTAGCACCACCAGTTATGTTGTTATTTTTATTATTACCAATTTGAGAATTATTACCAAGCATGCTGCCCATCATTCCAATTGCCCCAGTGTTGTTTGGTGCATTAGCTGTCATAGGATTAGCAGAACCACCAGCAACACCACTTAAACTATTTATTGCGCTAGTATTTTGTTGGGTTTGTAACTGTGGGAATAAACTTGCTCCAACGCTCATTAAGTTTTTTGGTCCTTTTGATTTCATGTTATCTTGTTTTGTCGTTATTAACGTTCTTTATGGCTGTTATTAATACTTTATCTGTATAAGTTTCTCCTCTCATTATTTTATTTCTTCTTTTACTTGTAGGCACATCTTCTTCACCTAACATAATACGGTACATTCTAGCTATTAGTTGTTTACACTTGAAAGAAACTTTATAGATATTATACCTCTGGGTTGTTCTGTTTCGTTCCCTCCACACAACTATCCAATCGTTTTTTATCATTTTGTTCCAGCGTCTATTGTCCCAACTGTAAGCGTAAGTACCGATTTTAAAATCTTGTTTGCTAAACAATCTCATACAATCAAAGTATATTAATAATTCTAAATCTGCATCATTTAAACTATTGTTTCTGCAAGCCCATTTACGAATTAATCTATAATGTTTTAATAAATTTAATTCTTTAACATCGCTTGCGTTTATGTTTCTCATAATACAACTACGACATCTTGTAATTTTATAACTGTAAGTTTTTCTTTATTAAACTCTATACCAAAACCCGCTCTTTTGTCATAGTATATTTTATCTTTTTCTTTAAGACCTTTTATATCATCACTAACGGACACAATTAAAGCTTGTTGATATCTTATATCTTCTCTGTCTTTTTCTATAAGTAATAATCCACCTTTTGTTTTTTCAGTAGATTCTACTTTATTAATTTTTATTATAATATTGTTTCCTATTGCTCTCATTGTCTTAAGTTATTAATAACACAATCAGTTGATAATATTGTTGTCGCCACAGATGCAGCATTTATAAGGGCACTTTTAGTAACCAACAAAGGATCTATTATACCTGCTTTTATCATATCCACTGGTTTTTCAGTGATTACATTTATACCTTTACCCTTTAAACTATTCAATAAATGAGGTAAATTGTTGTTTGGACAAAGTATACCTGCATTTTCTAATATAGCTTTAAATGGTGATGTTATTGCTTTTAATAATATTTGTTCAGATAAATTTTTTGCTTTTATATCTTTATAAGCGTTTAACAGAGCAATACCTCCTCCTGGAACTATACCTTCTTTTATAGCAGCCTTAGTGGCACATATAGCATCTTCTACTCTATCAGACTTTTCTTTAAGTTCTATATCAGAATTAGCACCTACTTTTACTATAGCTATTTTAGCTGACAATCTTGCTAATCTTTTTTCTAATCTAATTATACTACCTGGGTTTGGTTTATTGTTTAATTCTTTTTTTATTTGATCAATTAAACTTAAAACTTCTTCTGATGGTTCGCCTACCTGTATTACAGTTTCTGTTTCTGTAGTAGCAGATTTTAAGCATGTACCTAACATCTCTGGTTGTATGAGATCCATATCATCACCTAAGTCTTCGTTTATAACAGTAGCTCCAGTTAGCATAGCTAAATCATCTAATGTTTCTCTTTTATTAACACCAAATGTAGGAGCACTGATTATGTTTATTTTTATATTACCTTTTTGTTTATTCATAGCAAGAGTTGCTGCCACTGGAGGTTCAACATCTGCTACAATTAATAAAGATTTATTTTTTTTAATTATATATTCTAAAACAGACTGTATCTGTCTTATATTTTCTACTGGTGATTCTATTAATAATATTGCTGGATTTTCTAAATCACAACTTTTCTTTTCATGATTATTAATAAAATGTGGACTTGTTAATCCTTTATCATACTGAACACCATCTACTAGTTCTACTTCTGTTTCTGGTTGAGGTGAATATTCCATCATAACAACTCCAGTTTGGCCAACAGCTCTAAACGCATCACCTATAATTTTTCCAAGCTCAGGATCATTGTTTGTAGATATTGTAGCTATATTATCTATCATACTACCTTCAACAGATATACTATTTTTTTCTAAATGTTTAACTACTTTTTTAGTAGCTTGGTTTATACCATTTTTTAGATCTCTAGAATTAATCTCTACACCGATATCTCTAGCTTCTTTTAATATTGCATGCGCTAACACAGTTGCAGTTGTAGTACCGTCTCCTGCTTCTTGTACTGTTTTGCGTGCTGCTTCTTTTAAAAGAGTAGCACCCATATTTTCTACTGGATCTAATAACACTATAGAATTTGCAACAGTAACACCATCTTTAGTTATAAGAGGTTTACCATTGTCATCTTCTAGTAATACACATTTGCCGCTAGCTCCTAATGTAGAGCTAACAGCTTGTGTGAGTTTATCAATTCCTTTAAACACTTGATCTTGAGCCTCTTGTCCAAAATTAAGATTCTTGACTATTAAGTCTGACATATTTGATTAAATTTGATTTGATTATTTGATTTTATTTAAAGGTCTTAACGACTTTTGGACCGTCTAGATATTCAACTTTTTTGCTGTAATGA